TTAGCAGCTACTTCTTCTTGGTTCAAATTAATGATTTCTTTTTTAGACTTAGCCATTTTTATATTTTTTTTTCCAATATTCTATCGATGAGTATAGGAAAGTTTCATCAAACATTGAAAATATCAAACTCTTCCCTATTTTGTGAAAGGTATACTCTAAGTCTTTCCCTCAGGTCCTTTGCTGGGAGAATTCTAGGCTCCTCTGGACCTATATGTACTAGAAAAGCACTGTCTGTATTAATCCCAATTTCATCTTCGAGTATTAATCTATATAGACTAAGCTGTATTGAATATTCATTGTGAGAGTTTTCCCATAGATCAGCAAAAGGATGCAACAACTTTTTATATCTACCTTTTGGGTGATTATCGTCTTTTAACTCCTTGTTAGTTTTCCAATCACCAACCAAAAATAGTATTTGATTTTTAGACGAATCCCACATTAAAAAAGGCTGATCTATCGTACCTGCCAATCTCCATTTTTTAGAAAATATCCTAAGCTCAGATTCAAGGGGTATTAGATTTTTAAACCTCTTTTCATAAAGAGACAAAAATTTATTTACCCTATTTAAAACTTCAGAATCATCAGGCATTTCTGGATTTTTTCCACTCCAGAAATCCTCTATCCATTTATGTACAATGGTACCAAGATTAGTGGCAGTATCTGCCTTTAGCTTCCATTCACCTTCAAGAACAGAAGGGTCTACACCAAGCTCCTTAGATTTTCTATTTAACCAATATTCTCTATCGAATGGCTGTTTAAATCTTCTTAAAAATGTGGTAACGGAATCGTATTTGATTCCATCGAAATGATAAGTGTGCTCTACTTCTTCGAATATAAAACTAGGGTCTTTAAAAAAATCTAGCCTGGACTGATAATCATTTTTAACCTTATCTAAATTCATCCAAGTGTAGAAAAGAAATTAGCTATTGAATCCCAGTTGTAAGCAATCAAAGAAATAGCAAATATCTCAAGAAAGAATCGGAAGATCCATATTATGCTAATATACCTAAATAAGAAATAATAAACAGCCAAAAAAGAATCCCCGTTAGTCTCCTCTATCGGCTTAAGAGAAGGTGTTAGTATTTCTTGGAGATTTAATTTAGTTAGATAATCATTCACAGGCTTTAGCTCCTCGAAAACATAAGCAGGTCTAGCATCTGCAGGAAAGTCACGAGACATAGTTACCTCAGGAGGAAGATTTACAACCGTATAGATGCGTCCAAACCAATCATACCTAAGTCTCAGTCTGGTCCAATATGGAGAATTGAGAGATTCGTCTTTAATTATTCTTCGATAGTCGAAGTATATTTTAATTTCCTTTAGAACCTTAATTGTTCTAAAAATAGCCAGTATGCTCATATTATTTATTTTTCATTTTTAAATTGGCATCCTCCATCTTTTTTCTAATCTTAGTTCTTGCCCTTCTAATTCTAGTTGCAATGGATCTTTTCTTTATACCGTATTTTTCTGCAATATCCTTATATTTCATGCCGTTGATTTCACGATCTATCATGATATCACGGTACAGTTCCGGAAGATCCTTAATTTCATCTATTACCTGCTCGTATGCATCATCAATATCAGATCCTCCAGATAGAAAATCCCATAGAGGATCGTCGTCCAAGCTGTATGTTTGATTTTTTTCTTCAGATTTTGCTGAGGTATATTCCATCTCTTCTAGCGACTGACTTACATACCTTTTTCTGCTTTTAAGAAGCAGAAGACTCTCGTTTCTTGCTATGTTATAGCACCAGGTAGAGAAATTTCCACGATCTACATCATATTGATCGATCTTGGTCCAAACCTTTGCCATTGCATTTAAAAATGCATCTTCAGCAAGTTCGAAGTCTTTTAATATTGTATAACAATGATTGAGTATACCTGGTCTTACTCTTTCGTAAAGAGGATTAAATTCTCTTTGTCCTCTTGTTTTAATAAATTCTTCAGCTAAAACCTGAATGTTTTTTTCCTTTGCCATTTTGTTCCCCTTAATTCTCCTCTAATTTATTTTTTTATCCTAACTATCTGAATCCCCGCATCGTACAAAAATCTTATGGAATCTAGCTTTCTGTAAAGATCCTTGAATACTAACTTTTTCACACCCGACTGTATGATAAGCTTAGAGCATTCGAAACATGGAGACACTGTTACATAAAGTGTTGAACCATCAGAACTCTGAGTACTTTTAGCAAGTTTGGTAATAGCATTAGCCTCCGCATGTAAAACATAGGGGAGTGTAACGTTGTCATCATCCTCGCATATATTCGAAAATCCAGTTGGTGATCCGTTATATCCATCAGCAATTATGGATTTGTTCTTGACTATTAAACTTCCTACCTTCATTCTTTCACAATAAGAATTAGTAGCCCAGACCTCAGCCATTCTTAGATATATCAGATCCATTTTTTTATCTTTGTGAGATAAAATTGTTTCGTCTATTTCTTCGTCGAATGAATCGAAGATGTACACCACCCCTAGAGATGGATCAGCTATCCACGAGCAATCCTGGGGAAGGTTGGAGAAAAAAGATTCAGGATCAACTGTCTCTTTTAGATGTATAATTTCTTTCATATTATTTTTATCATGCCACCAAATAGTAATTACGGAACCAAATATAAAATTCCATTTCGCAAAGAAAAAATCTTTTCCTGACTTTTTTAAAAGTAATTTGAATTTGGCCTGAACGGCTCGTCTGAATTAACGTTTAAAGGTCCACTAATTGCCTTGTATATACCAGCCAGCAACGCCTTTATATCTTTAACGTCGCTTTTACTAATACCATCCATACTCTGAGGAACCTGAGAGGTAGATGTAGGTTCCTTTCTTGGCTCAGGTTTTTTTTCGACCGAACTTGTAGGAGTAGGAGTAGGTTCATTTTCGGGTTCAGGAGTACTTGGTGTCGGCTTATTCTTATTTTCTTCCTTGGGTAAATATTTTTTATTTCTCTCAAGGAAAGAATTTAATGAATCCTTAGTAACGTCAAAATTGACTGGGAGTTTGGTTTGTTCTGCAAGCGACTGAAGTTTTTGCTTATCCGTCTGAGGTTTAGCTCCTTCTGTGGACTTAGTAGAATCTGGAGCTGTGGTTGTCTTTGTTTCTTTATCGGATAAAACCTCAGGGGTTTTGATATTCGTAGGAGATATAATCTTTTCTATTTTATCAGAGACCTTAGATTTTTTCTCGTCAACCTTATTCTTAATAGACTCCTCAATAGGTTTAGAAAGTTTTTCAAGGTCTTCTTTTGTAAAAACCTGTCTAGATGATTCATCCTTGTAATAATCTAGCTCATCCTTTAGATAATCCGGATCGGTAAGTAATTCTGGATCATCCACAGACATCTTTTTTATATAATCACGAAGATTAGATTCAGTTAATGGACCTTCCTCAGATTTATACTTGCTTATAAGATCTTCAACAAAAGGTGGAAATTTACTTTCTGTCGAGGTTAATTTATCTACAGCTTCCTTGTTTTTTTTCATGGACTCCAACTCAAATTCTAAAAGCTGATCCTCCATGGTTTTTACTTTCTCACCCTTTTTAAGTTCTACTAGTTCTGGCCCTTTCTCACCAACAATAGCCAATCCATCAGTTTCAGCAATTCCTCCCTGATAGAGTCCGGGGATTTTAGAAGCAATCTTATCTAAAGCATTTTCTATAGTTTTTTCTCCTGCCGATTTGACAGTGTCTATTCCGGTGCTTTTAATTTTAGCAGCTTGAGCTGGTATATTTTTAGCAAATTCAGAGATAGAGGTATCTAGTCCCTTTGTAATTCCATCCAGAATATTTTTATTCTGGCTTTCGAATGATTTAATAAAGGATTCAGTAAACCCTTTAAAAGAATCCTGGATTTCAACGGAAGCATCTTTTGAAGACGATTCGTCTTTGCTAATTTTATCAGTAACAGATTTCAAAGAATCAGCTGTTTGTGAATTTATTTTATTAGCACTTCTCAGTTCTCTCGTAAGAATATCCATATTCTTAGTTAAATCTGAGAGCTCCTTTAAAATTTTTCCACTTTCCATTTAGGATTGATTCTTTTTTCTTTATATATCAAAAAATCCGGTATCTAGTTATCTGCTAAGATTGAATACCTCTTTCTTACCTGATTCCTCTAATATCGATCTGTTTTCTTTCTCTATGAATTGATTTAACTTTTCAAGCCATATTTGATACTCATAGAAAGGTATCGACTCGATCCATTTGGGATCGACATCATGTTCTTTCCATAAACGAAACTTGATATCAAAGAAGTTCTCCAAAGATATCTGAAATAAGGAAAAGAGATCTGAACCCTCCGGGAAAGTATATCGGTGCGGTGACCTCCCCCTCACCGCATTTGTCACAAGTAACTGCAACGTTAAGTTTAGTACCAACTTTTATCTTTTCAGCTAACATGAAATAAGCAGAGAATTCCTCCTTACCCCAGGTTTCAGAATTAAGCATCTCCATTCTTATTTTGCCGTCATCGAGATTCCTCCATTCATCAAAGTAGAAAGGTGCAATTTTTATAAAGCTCTCGTCGACATCCATACCATTTCTTATGGATCTTTTTACAAAATCAGAAATCTGCTTAGTAACCCCGATAGAAGGTATCCCCATTTTAATTATAGATCCAGTTCTCTTTATCGGAAAAATAAATTTTCTCTCATGTATCGAATAATACCTCATCAATTTCTCATCTATACTGTAGTTCGAGAGAACACCGGTTCTTAGTTCTATAGCTTCTATACCTCGACATCCTTTGGTTGTACAGTTTTTATCAGGAGAAATTATTATGCGGTTTTCCCCTTTGACAAAGGTAAGATCCCTTATTGCCATAATAATGAAAAATCTATCCTCCTGCTTTAAATCTTTATAAGATACCACTCCCTCGCTAGAGAAATTCATTCTACAACAAGAATCTAAAATAAGATTTAATTTTTCATCGATGTCGAGCATATCGTCTTCATCTATTGTGGAGAATTGTCTTATTTCCTTAACTTCAGCAGCTCTTATAGCTATCTTGGTACCTTCAGGATAGAATAAACCTCTCGATGGTAAAATAGCAACAGGTAAATTCTTCCATCCAAGATCAATTACATGTTTTTGTTCAACGTGTTGAATAGTAGAATGTGCTTCTGACTTGATGTTAGAATTATCAGGAACTTCAACAGGGGTAACAACAGGTTCATCCGAGAATGAAGTGTCATCGTACTTATGACCCCCAGAGATTTCTTTTTCTCTTAAGATCTCTTCAGGCGATAGAAAATTTTCTGAGTTAGACATACTTTTATTTTTCTTTATATAACATCAGAGTTCAAAAATCTGACATTTCTACATTATAGAAACAATAAAAGAGTTTATTCCGTAAGTTATAAGAAAAGATCTTGCCAATAATCAGACTTCCAGGTAGTGTCTATAGTATAAAGAGCATCCCCAGTGTCATAGCTTAAATTCAGAGGATTTATAGCTTCAATTAAAAAACAATTATTTAGATTGATTCTTCTGAAAACATCACCCTGTTTGTTAAAAACAGAGATTATCATAGAACCAACATAATCTCTCTTTAATCCCATAGCTCCGGTTAACGGATTGTAGATAAGATCCGACCATTGTCTAAGGATGTTGTACATGGTCATAGAGTTAGCCTCATTAAGGTTCACTTCAAAAGACATCGTAAACTGAACATCGGAAGTAGAAGGCTCGCCACCAGCATATCTTCTCTCAGCAAATTTATAATATTGTGTAACAGGTGCTCCTGGTTGGATATCAACTAAAAGCCCGCTAACATTTTTTACCTGCTGTGACATGATACTTTCACCATTAAATCTCGTATTAGCCAAAGTAACCGCAGAAGGTGGATTTATCAAAACCTCAAATTGGTTAAGAAATACAGGCTCGTAGTTATTTCTTGCAGCCTTAGAATTATTATAGTGTGGTAAACCTGCCATCTATATTTTTATTTTTTTATAAGAATAGGTCATCCCAGTAATCAACCGCCCAAGTCATATTGATTTCATATAGGCTTGTACCGTTTTGATATTCAAGTTCCATCGGATCAATAGCTTTTATAGGGAAAGCATCTTTACATGTTATTCTTCTAAAAACATTACCGTTTTTATTAAATACCGAAATAATAATAGTCCCGGTATAATCAGCCTTAATTCCCTGAGCTCCTGTAATTGGGTTATAGATAAGATCTGTCCATTGTCTTAGAGTCTTAAATACGTACATCGAATTTGCTTCATCCAAGTTAACAGTAAACTTAATACCAAGATCTAGAGCGGTTGTGTCTGGTTTACCACCAGCATAGTTTCTTTTAGCAAACTTATATTTCTGAGAAACAAAGCTTGGGTTTTTATCAACATCAAGTCCACTTACAGTAACAACATGTTCTAATAGTATTCCACCTCCAGCAACAGCGGGTGGTGGTACTACGAGAACTTCAAACTGGTTTAAGAAAACCGGCTCGAATTTATTAACCGAACTTAGAGAATTTTGATAATGGGGTAAGCCAGCCATCTACTTCTTCTTTTTTTTATATTTATCGTCTTTTGCTTAAATTCAAAAATTAAACGAAGTTGATAAATCCTCCAGCTGCAATACCACCAGTTCTAGTTACAGTTACTCTGTTGATGAATTTCTGGATTCCTCTTGCAGGCTCGATGATTACATCGATAATACCGATGTTTTGATCGATAATCGAAGGAGGATTGTTTGAAGCATCCATAATTACTTGGTAAGCATAAATACCTCCTCCTGCTCTAACACCATCTAGGTAATTATCGACTAGAGTTTTAATTTCGAGTCTGATAGAATCTTCATTGAAATCAAATAGGTAGTTTGACATGATCTCTTCAACATCATTCTCAAGACTAATTAGCAAATCTCTAACGTGAACTAGATTAAATGCAGAATTTACAGTTTGGAATGCAGTTTGGTTACCGTAGATAACGACTCCAAGTCCTCTTTTCTTGATAATAGGATTGAGACCCATAGGCTCTAACCATCCTCTATCTTGATCAGTAAAGTCATACTCAACACCGACTAGGGTATTTCCTGAGATAATTCCTCTTTTTTGTCCAGCGATAATACTGTAAGGTTCACCGTTAGCAAATTTTCTAACAAAGTTATTAGAAACATAAGCTGATGGCGGAACATTCAGATTTCTGTTATTTTCCCTAATTGTAATATAAGGAGTGTAGTAAGCAGCGAACTTAGATCCAAGATCTTCAGTAGGTAAGCTAAACGTATAAGAAGGGTTAAGCGATAAATTTCCACCCTCGGCAATATACTGAGCTTGTAGAGGTGGGTATGGATTTACATCAGTAGGTGCTGCGGTAAATCTAGGATCCGTTGAGGCTCTAAACTGAGCCATCGAAGGAGCATTGATTATAGCTAAAGCTTTTTGTCTCATCATAGCAAGCTTAGAAAGCTGATACTTAGAGTTAGGTAAGATTTGACCACTGAATGTATCTACGATGTATCTGAAAGAGATAACGTCCTTAGAAGCCAAAGTTACCGCGATATTAGTATTGTACATTACATCCAATATCTCAGACACCCTAGCATCAGTTCCATTAGGTCTGTGCCAATCTGTCATAACAAAACCTTGAAGGTATGTAAAGTCGAAAGATCTTGTAAATTGAGGTATAGATTGGAATTTTTGAACCTGTATTGGTGATCCAGCATAGTAGTAAACTGGTCTTGCAGTAGTCACCTTAACTACACCAGAGGTAACAGTTTGTGCAACTGCAGTTACTCTGGTTAGTCTGCTTTGTCTATTTTTACCAGCGGTTTCACAAATATCTAAATCTGTTGATACGACATAGTCTCCAACTGCGATAGGTGAAGTTGGAACCGAAGATATTGTAAAGTTAGTAGGATCTATCTGAGTGATAACATTAATGAATTCATTAATCGATCCGACAGAAGAAACTATATCTGTCTTACCAGCAGCTACAGAGACACCTATATTATCTGAAGCATATGGAGTTCCGAAAGCAGGGTAGTTTGTAATATCACCAGGGTCTTGTCTTGCTACGTTATTGAAGCTTCTAGCATAAGAGATATTGAATTGGTCTCTATCTACTGTCTGCTCATATGTCAAGTAATTAACAGCAGTTCCAGCAGAATTAAGCCAGATCTGATCTCCGTCTTCTAACTCAGAATAGTATAGATCCTGGTAGAAAGGAGTTGAAAGCTGTCCAATTAAAGCGTAAGAAGAAGTTCCACCTGGCGTGGTAGTATAAACCCTATCAAGATAATCCGATGATGCGAATTGATACCATCCTTGATAAATCGGTCCAGTAGTTCCAACGATATTAGTTGTAGGCTGTATGGAAACACCCTGAGCTGCATAAGAGGTTGTGTCAAGTGGATGTGTAAACGTTATCTTAAGTTCACCCGCAGTGTTTATAACACCCGCTACTTTTAGTTTAACCAAATCGTTTTCTGCGAATTGATTTATCACGCTACCAGTAAGTCCAGTAATTCCTGTTACTTTACCTATAATGTAAGGTTGGTTAGTAGAGGTTGGCGTTAAGAAAGATTGTAATTCTAGTTTTTGATCTGACGTTAAAGAAGATCCAGTAACACCGCTGTTAGTTTGAAGATAGTGAAGTCCTCCATAAGTTAAAGAAGGATTATATGCATCAAAACCTGCACCAGTAACACCTGCTGTGGTACCAGTAGCACCAAGAGTAAATAAGGTACCTGTATAAAGACCAGCAGCTCCTGATGTTGCTCCTGTTACTCCAGTAGAATTTTGGCTGTATAGGTAATCAGCTGTTAAGTTTTGATCATAACTTAGGAAATTTAATCTAGCATCAACTAGATCTCTATCTGCAGTAAGCTCATCAATTAAGTGGTTACCAACTAGGTCAATCTTATACGGATTGTTACAAAGATCGTCCATAGCATCCTCATCAACTGCACAGAATAGACCTGTAGAAGGAGTATTGTTGTTGATTAAGGTCTGGATGTATTGGTTGTTTCCATTAAGATCAACAAAGTTAGGAATCAAACACCCTGTTACTTGAGTAATAATATTAACATTTTGTTGTGAAAGGAAATTGTTAATCTGAGCTTTAATGAATCCATTGTTTGTAAAATACTCACTCCATTCAGGATCTAAAGCTAGGGTTGGGTAATCTGTCCAATTACCAGATACCGCGATCACATCAATGAAATAATCAGAAATGTAATCGTAAGGGTGCATAAAACTAGGTACGTTATCTGCGCCATACCAATCGATTGCAAAAATATCAAATCCTTGTAATGGCTGAACTGCATCGGTTGACTTTCTAACTATAATACTCATTGCCTGTTGACCTATGTTAACTAGGTTAAACAATCTACCAGTATCAACAGTTGACATTGTTGCCAAGAAGTAATCCGTATCAGCAAACCAGAATCTCTCCTTATTAAAATAAGAAGAATATAACTCCGATGTAGGTACTCCATTGGATTGTTCCGTATCGATAGAATATCCGATATACTGAACCTCATCTGGTGATGCACTACTAGTGTCATTATTCAATCTAAGTAAATTAAGAGCAAATACTGGACCTGTATTTAAACAAGTCAATATAGATCTTTGGAAATAAGATCCTTTTGCTTCTAAAGTCTTATCGATGTCACCAAATATTGCGATCGCCGTAGTTTGATCTGGAATGTAAACAGGAGCGTTAAAAGGTCCTTTATTCGAAAATCCAACAACCAATCTGATAGTCTGAGAAGTTAGAATTACATTCTCAGAAGCATCAAATTCAAGTGTATAAACACCGGAGGCTTTGAATTGGGATAAATCAAGTTTGATTTTCTTTGCCATTATTATTCAAGAGATATTTTTGCTTACTATATATCCAACCCAGACTACACAAAACCGTATAATACAGGGTTCTATCGTTATATATCAAAAAGCTTAGATAAATTAGAGGAGTTGGCTAAAAGATCCGTAAAATCCTCCCTCTTTAGTGCTAGAATCACCACTGTTGTTCTCGTTCATTTTTCTATCTATGATTTCCTTGTAGCTTTCATCAAGCTGGTCGTACGATTCACCAACTAAATCATAGAAATCACTAGACTCGAAGAGAGCTGATAAATTAACAACACTCATTGCTACATCATCATGCCCGGATTGACTTGAGTATGTTCCTCTTGTATTAAGTCCAAATGAAAAAAGCTCAGGTATAGTCCATGCTTTTTCATTTAACATAATTCTGTTCTGCCTAACCTGTGATCTTAAAAGTTCACAATATTTGAGCTTATTTTTTTCATTGTATTTAATTCCTGGCTTTCTGGTTCTAGCAGCTTCTGTGTGTTTGGTGTGAACAAATATCTCTGGTGAAAGATCATCATTATTACCTATCTTATCAATAAGGAGTTCTCCTTTAAAATTAAGCTCCAATAAAACCTTAACCTTCTCTGGATGGAAAACCTTAGTCAATAATGTTTCTAGTATTTTTTTAAAGTCTTCAACTTCTATTTCATTGTCCCTATATACGCCAACTTGCAGTAGGGAAAAGAAATCAGACTCGTCCTGAAAATCGTCAATGGATTCTATAATGAGTTTTGGTAATGGTACAACTTTAAATACATTAAGAACAGTAAAATCTCCTTTACCACCTCCTGCAAGATCTATAGAAAAAACGAATCTGTTTTTTGTTAAAGTTTCCACATCGACAGAAAACTTAGGATGCCATTTAAAATTTTCATAAGAAATTCCAAGATCAGTGAGCGAATCTATTTCTTGCCACTGATACTCTGCTTCGTTTGCTTTAATCTTTTTAAGATCATTAGAACCAAGTAGTAAAGTTGACGAGCTTAGAAATTGGTTTCCGTACTCCTGATTAAATAGCTCCTCACTACCGAGGTTAGCAATTTCTGTTTTTTTCCAATTTTCATCCCTACCAGGGACCTGCCACCAGTCTACCCTAACTGGATTAAAGCTGTTTTCTCCGGTAACAGCACCTTGATAAATTTCATAGAATTTATTCATACCGTTAGGGGTAGACGTAATGATAATTCTAGAAACTTTAGATGAAGATACAGTTGGGTATGTTGATCTGAAGAAGGACTCTATAAAATTAGGATGGATATGTGCAAACTCATCCATATAAAGGAAGTGAATGGTAAAACCGATAGCAGATGTTTTTGTTGTAGTCTTGGCTATAGCTCTGCATCCATTATCGAATTTCATCGACATCACATTATTAACGACCATACCAGGTTTAAGAAACCACGGAAGACCCTTGACTATAGCTTTAATTTTGTCCATCAACTCCTCCGCAGTGGACCCAACGTTTGCAAGGATCATCGCATTCTTATCGTGGTTAAATAAAAGATACCAAACAAGAATTACCGCCGAAGTGATTGATTTACCAACCTGTCTAGGTGCTAAAAATACATTAAATCTGTTTACTTGGTATTCTCTTAATACAGATTGCTGGTAATCCCTAAGTCTTATGTATTGAAGACCGTCGTCAGTCATTACCTGGCAATACTTAGCAAAATATACCGCATCCTTGCTACATCTTTCAATCTCGAGAATTTCTTCTCTGGTATATTCCCAGAGAACATTAGCTCTTTTTAATGAAGGATCCCCGTCATGGAATGGATTATCAACTCCCTTGAAATCAAGTCCCTCCTCTTCAGCTTTATATAATAGTTCTTCTACCTTCTTGGTACTCCAATAATTAGAATCTATTTCCTCGTGTATTTTGCTCTGTGTTGACATATAAGAGACTTATTTAAAAAGATCATCATCTACCTCAAAGTTGTCCTCATCGTTCAGTACGATGTTCCTACTGGCATCTATTTGAGCTTTTCTTTTAGCATTAACTATTGCATTTTCATCCTCAGTCTCATCAAATCTGGCATCTTCTATTTCGGCACCAAGTATATCTCTGAGTCCTTCCATAAGCCCCTTAGTTCCTCTGACCTTTATACCCGAAGAATTCTCTGATGCTGCTGGATTGAATGTAGTCTCACCTTCTTCGTTACTTTGAAGCGTATATGCACCAGACTTACTTTTAGATTCCATCTCACTCTGTATCCTCCGATATCCATCCTCCATTTTATCAACATAGTTTTGATAATCCTTTGGCATTTGCATAATCTGTGATTGAAGCTGTGCAAGGACTTCAAACATTCTTGGATTAGCATTACCAAGATCTATCTCTTCTAGCAATTTGGTTATAGCATGTTGTGCAGTCTTTAACTGAAGCATCATAGAAGACAAATTCATCGAATCGATCTTCTTCTTGTATTCAACATAGCTAGTCTGATCTATCAGATTCTCATCAAGATAAAATCTAACAATCGAATCCATCAGACTTTTAGCATCAGTACTAGTCGTCTGAGTTACATCTTTAAAGTTCATTATATCAGTTGACTTCAGTCTTGGTAATTCGTCAGGTTTAACTGAGTCTATTCCTAAGCCTTCGTCATCAAGTATAGAATCTAATGAGGCCTTTATCTGTTCCTGTAAAACCTTTTCTGGTTTCGGTTTTCTTCTAGGCATAAAAAATAAATTTAAATCTTACCTATTTCTTGCAAATTTCGGTAAAATGAGTTTCGGTTTAGCGTTATCAATAATATGTGCAAGCTGTGCATCTCTAACAATATTCTGGTTTAAAACAGTAGATTGTCTATCTATATCTATCATACTCTTGAATAATCTGACATTCGTTAACAGTAATGGAGATGTGTATATCTTATATGCATTGTTGTCGGTTCCATATAATGGATTTTCCAAATTAGTCTCTATATCAGGTGTTGCAAGGAAAGGATACGTTTGGGAAAGAGTCCTAAAATCTTCATGAACCTTAACTAAATCAGAAGATTGTTGTTGAGGATTTGTCGGATCATATGACATCTTCCAGATATTTATACCCATCTGTTTATATTTATTGGATATGTTTACCACCATTGAATACCATTCTCCTTGTTCAGGTATAAACTGTAAATTGGAACTAAATTGGAAATCATTTATTCTAACTACTATGCTTCCTTTCTGTATGAAGTTGTTGTTGCTAGCCTCATTTGTTCCTGAATGTATCATATCGATCCTAATTCCCTTCACATTATTGAATTCATCTAAGAAAGTACCATCTATGAAATTCCTAGCCTGTGCTTTTTGCATCTTAAGCTGTATCGCATCTTGTGTATAAGGGAGATTAGGATTAGCAACACCAAATTGATACTCATCTGGGGTAGATATTACAGTAAATCCGCCAGTGTGGTTATTATCCGACGAGATAGCTACATAGCCATCAGGATTTTCTGCATAAGCAACAAAAGGAACCAATCCGTGTTTATAAGGATAAGTAGTGTATATTATTTGAGATGAACTCTGAGAAACCTTAGTTATTGGCATAGGCGAGAAAGGCTTTTTAGACAGGCTATTCTCATTCACGTAATTCTTAAGACTAAACCAACACGTATATGCTAATTCACCATCAGCTTGTAAATGTGGTAGATTCTTATATCTCACTGCATTTCTATATTTATTAGGTTCCCAAACAAACTCACTATCGGTAACAAACCCTTCAGCCATATCATAATAATTATTAAAGACTATGGTCCAGTTATTATTAAGGTCATATCCAACTACAGGTAGATTTTTATAGACATATGATCTAATAGGATCTTCTTCTGCTCTTTGACTTGAAGTTGTGTATTGTTGAGGTTTTGTTATTTGTTCTTCCTCAGCAGTAACCTCAGCACCAAATAACTTCTGTGTATTTAATGCGATTCCATCAAGTTCTTCTTTATAAGCCGGATCTCTAAAATAAGTATTCGATTTAGGACTGTATTTTTTCAACTCAATCTTAAAATAAATTGGAGAATACATAAAGTCTCTAAAAAGATAGGTCGAGTTTATCTCATATATTCTGTTGGTCAAAGGGAAGTATATTATATCCCTTTTTCTTGGTTGTGCACCTCTACCGAAAAGGCTCTCGAAGTATTTTTTATCTATATGGACTTCAAATGGTTCTTCGAAATTAATCCCAAATGGATCGTAGTTTACTTTATTATCAGGGAACTGGTTAGAAGGCACAACTACCTTCACACATTTCTCATCAACAACATCGAATATAGTATACTCCTTAAGGACAACATCCTTTCCTCTTGATTGTGGTTGAACAGAATAATAATTAGTCTCCCAACCAAAAACCTTATTGACTATTAAACTTAGATCTGAATAAAGATTAACAGCTTTATTTATTGCATATGGATTGAATGTAAAATTACAATCATCAAATACAACCGGTCTATTTGATTTCTCTGGAGAGCAAGCAGGAACAGGCTTTCTTATTACTAAATCCCCAACTATACTGCCAGTTCCGCTCGGGCCCGTGTCGTACGTTAGATCCAATTCAAAATCAACTATAACTATGCTTGGATCGATTGGTTCATCATATTCATAAGCTATAGTTCCATCAGGATTTAGTATTACTGAAGTGAACCTAAATTCAGGATAGAAAGGATTAGCAGGATCCAGAATAATAGGGAAAACCGTAGCTGAGTTACCTGATGTATAGTTTTGACTTATCCCAGTTAAGGCAGTTCCTACATTAGTCCACAAAGACCAGGTTTCTCCATCGACAGAATATCTAAAGTCTATAGCAATATCATTTGTTACTGTTGCATTAGATTCCCCGTCAAGTATAATTGGATAATTATTAACGGCTCCAGCAGTATCTATAATCCATCCGTTAAAAGAACTAGCATACCTATAAGGTTCGTCCCAGCTCAATACTCTATAATTACCAATGTAAGTAAAATTAAGAGCACTATCTAATTGTTCAAGTCTTTCTGCTAACCATTCCGGAGTATCACACGGTACATAGTAATAAACACCATCACCAGCAAGAGCGGTGTGATATCCGTTACATCCTATTTGCTGGGCTCTAGCTAATGCTGCACCAGTAGTACCATAATAATTATTGGTACTTGAATCAATTATCTTATCGGTATTATCCTTATCATCCTGATATCGATATCTAGGATCAGAAAGATCCCACTGTTCACCATTTCCATTATAAACTGGTATTCCGGTTTTTGGTGGTCTATTTTCTGGGTAAAAGCTCATTTATTAACAATAAGATTTTGGATTTGTAATCCTAATCTTATATATCACAAAAGCTTTTATCTCATTTCAACCCCTCATTAGTAATAAGATCCTGTATTTTTTCGAATACCATCTCTGGTGTAATTGATCTACTACATTCAAATCTTCTTGGTGTATCCTTAAGTCTTGGACACCAATCCCAATCACCTCTATCAAATAGATGATCTGTATCATTAAAACAGCCATTACATACATCAGTATTAATCAGTCTGTAATTTTTTGTCGAAAACTCACATTCTTTTTTAGAAAATCCAGATATCATTACTGTTGGCTTATGTAAAGCCCAGGATAGCCAACTTAAACCTGATCCGATACCTACCAAGAAATCCGCATGGTAAATATCTATAGCCCTAGTAATTATATTATGATCACCAGTTTTATCTATAACATTCTCTAATGAGGTACCTTGTTTCTGTATAACAACAACTTTATATCCAATTGAATTAAGGTGATCAACAACTAATTGCCATCCACCTGGATAGTGCCAATGTTTAGCATTTGCAGTAGAGTCCATAGCAAGACAGACATATCTTTCGCTAATGGTCCTGCTGGATTTCTTTATTTCGTCGGGGACATCTGGAAATAAAAGATCCTCATCAAAATCAATACCTACTATATCACCAGCTACCTGCTGAAGAGAAATTGATCTTGGATCTCTTTTGTGTCTATTACGATCATTCTCGTCATACCAACCAACACCAAATATAGCTTGGGTTTTCATATTTTTAATCCCAGGCCATAAAAATTTAACATCCTTATAAAATAGGCTTAAAAGCTCATTCCAAAAAGTTGAAACGTAAAGATCACATCCATATTTTTGTTTCAATGAATGAACTACAGGCATCCATGCGAGTGTATCTCCGAGAGAACTGCTGTCTATACTGACATATATTTTTTGTCCAAATAAAGATTCCTCAAAGTCAAATTCGTATATTTTTTCATCATTCTGATAGCATTCAACCATCCATGGGGTAAACCATCTTCTAAAAAGTGATGTATATAATCCACCAGACGTTTTACCTTCATACAAACAAACCTTATTACTCTTATCGATAAATCTTATCACACATTCATCAGATCCCTTATGAGCTATCGTATCAACTCTAGGTGAGTAATCGAAGGTAAATTTAAAAGTTGGGATTTTTTTAAATTTAACAATATCAGATTTCTTTATAAACTTATAAATATTTATTTCTTTGCTCTTATCCATATCATTTATACCTATAAAAATCCTAGGATTTGTTTGATCGAATTAATATCCCTTTCCTTGTCATAATAATCATCCCATGATGTTAAATAGCTAACAAGAGGATTATTGTCGTAGGAATCCATATATGGGGTTAGTCTTCTCATTAGTATAGGGGTTTTCCAAGAAAGACATTCTTTTATGACGATGGGGTTTAATTCCCATATCGAAGTAAAAACAAAAAGATCCGCAGCTTGATAGAACTTATCTGTATCATGTCTTTCACCCCATAGTCTACAATTAGAAGGAAGATCCGATAGAATTGGTCTCCAGTAGTCTTCAAAATTTGGAGCAGTGTTACCTATGAAATGAAACTCTATAGGTAGATCTGTCATTTCCCTGGCATATTCTATCAATTCACCTTGGTTTTTACCAGGAGTAAATAATCCGATATTTATTACGTGTTTTTTGGACGGGTCAAGTCCAAGGTTTGCTAGTGCTTCATCTTGGGATATTCTGGGAAAATCCTCTATCGGATATTCCAAAATATCTGTAGGAACCCCAAGATTTTTAAATCTATTTACCATCCATTTATTAACCATGACAAATTTATCAGGACAATAAACTTTATCCATTGGATCTATGTTTGAGCTATGACACGTTTCAAAAATAAAATATGGACGAGAAGGATGATATATTTTTTCTGAGATATCCTCCGATAAGAAGAATTCTATAAAATCATCAAAGTGTATAACATCAGGACAGATCCTCTCTATAATAGAAATCAACTCTCCTTTATCATCACCGAGACAATAGAAATTATCTCCTAAGATTGATTTAATCTGGTTCCTCTGAACAACATATTCATCGGAGGTATTTGAGTACTGTACACAAAAAATTTCGGCATCTGCAATAAGGATTTCTATCTTCTTCAAAAGATATTGAGGCATCCCACCAGTAGAAAGATGTGGAGCGACAAATAAAATCCTTGGTTTACCACCAGATATTTCGGAAATACTTTCCTTTAATCTAAAAGTAGCTCTCTCCAGATCATAAAGAGTCCTTCTTAAAATTTCTTGAGACTGCATCGATCTAATTATGCCTCAGGTTTTGTTGTATAAATACCAGTTGAGAAATCCAATTGTCCCTCACCATATTTACCAACAATCTCGTCAATTTTAGCTTTTTCCAAAGAATCAAGTTCCATTGATTGTGCATAAATTTTAGAAAGCTCGTTGTTAATCTCATTAAGCTCGGTCTCGATAAAATGTTTTCTTATGTTTAGCTTACCTGAAGCTTCAACTGTTTCCCTAATAGATTCTCTTAGCTCCTGTACTGATGCTAGTTCCTCAGCGGTCAATTTGATTTGATTTTCCATTCTTTTATTTTTGTAATATTATACTCTAAATAATTATTTAAATTTCACCGGGAAATCCAGAAACGTCAAATACAGAGCTATGACTATCATGTATTTCTGGCTCGTGTATACCTAAATAGCTTTTTGCCCTTTTATGTAGCTCCTGAACATATGAACCTGTATCGTGATAACTTCCAGTATAGATTAAGAAATACCATTCAGGAAATGGATTAACCCTTTCAGGTTCATTCAATCTGGTGGTTATTCTATGCATATCTTCGTATCGCTGATTGGTCTCGTAAAGCTCAGCTAAAAAAACCAAATGTTCGTTCCTAACTCCGCAATACATCTCAGCTTCTATCAATCTTTCCTCTGCAGCATCCATATCACCAATAAAATAATGAGCCCTCCCAATTAAAGCTATAGCAAGATATACCATCTCGTCCCAATGAGGTGGAGCTTGATTTTTCTGATAATCAGGATATCTAGCTCTTACAAACCTATCAAAATAAAAAATACACCTTCTAGCATACTCATCCCCGTGTATTTTACCGAAAGGAAATCCTGTATCTTCATAGGTATCATTGTAGCTTTTCCCTATATAAAACAAATGATAATCATCGGAAAGGACCTTTCTATTACATATTTGATCAGATTCCAATTCAAGAGCATCCCTTAGAAATTTTAAAGAATCACCCCAAGTCTGTCCATCGTTTGTGATTACATGTCTAAAAGATTTAGGCAAATTGACGATTTGAAATTCAGAATCCTCCCTACCAGCTCCCGGTAGATGTATAACTTCATGTCTCTTATCATCTTTAAAATACCAAGGCAATTTTGCATTCCATAACCAGGTTCTATAATAAATTCCACCTGGGGAAACAGCAGTTATATTAAAGCTCTGAACCGTATGATCCTCCAAAGAGTTCCAATCGAAATTATCATCAATCTCCAATTGCTCATCAGCATCCATTCTTAAGATCCAGTCGCATCCGTGATCAGCTTTAAGACATTCCTGCAGAGTGTGATTTCTATTCCAGCCTGGATACTGCCATTCTATCTCATATAAAAATCCAGGTATGTTTTTTTCAGCAAAGAAATTTCTAATTATATCCTGGGTTCCGTCTGTAGATCCATTGTCCTGAACTACCCAATAGTCGATATATTTGTAACAGGATTCAAGCATCCTTAGTATAACATGCGATTCGTTTGCTACCATCGCATTCATACATATTTTAGATTTTCTATTATTCATAAATGTAGTTCATTACTTGTTCGTCATCATAGTAAAATATATCACTTTTATCCTTTTTAGTGAATATAGTCATGTGCTTGGAAGAGTTAGTCAAATCATTCCATTCCCAATCTTTAAACCCAAGATCGATTATCCTCCGATGTATTTGATTGTCATAAATCTCTCTAATTAATCTCGATCTCCTGTTTATATCAAAGCCATTATTCTGTACAGTTCCTCCCTCATTAAAATGTTGTATGTATAAAGGTTTTTTTACATGCACCATTCTCGTATTTAGAAAAGTCCTTATAATTAATTCAAAATCATCTGCTATAGGAAGGTTTTTATTATGACCTGCTATTTTAAAATACAAATCTCTTTCCCACACTCTTACGTGATTAGGCATGGATATATTGAATCTTATTGTTATTGGATTGATATCTGGATAATGGTGAACCAATAATCTGTATCCATCCATCTCAGCCCAGGTGTGACCTGAATAGCCAAAATTAAACCAGTTATCAATCCTTCCATAATAATCGCCATTCTCAGAATGATCATATCTCCTAAATACACCATCTCTGGTCCTTTCTGTAGCATCACTATAAATAAATCCGGCATCAGGGAAATTAACAGATGCGTTCCAGCAGATCTCGAGACAAGAAGGAAGAAGAAGGTCATCGTGATCAAGTTCAAGAATCCATTTCCCGTTACTTAATCCAGCTGCTCTGTTTTTAGCTAACCCTATCGTTCCCTTACTGTTCGGTGATATCCTAAAAGGTTTTACCCTGTAATCTTTAGAGGAAATCTCATTTAAAATATTCCATGTTTCACTATGTCCTTCAGGTGAATCGTCAACTATTATCCATTCCCAATCATCCATAGTTTGACTAACTATACTATTGTACGTATCATAAATAAGAACACCAGTTTTATATGCTGGAGTAATTATACTGAAATTAGGCTCGAATGGATTACAAGAATTTCTTACAGCTTCAAGAAGTGCAAGATTAGCAAATTCAATCTCGTCAGATATAGATTCAATATAAAACGTCTTTTCAGAAAAGAATCTATTTAACCTATATTTAGATTTAACGTTACCGACAATAAAGAAAATTTCAGGGTCATACTTAAGAAAATCTTTAGAATGGTTTGGTTCACCCGGTAGGGATATAACTTTTATCCACCCCATCGTATTTTCATCATAAGAATAGGAGGTTGTGATGAAATCAAATTCTCCAAATTTGTCCCATCCATAAACAACAACTATTGGTTGTTGTACAGCTATCATTACTTTTCAGTATTAAAAAAGAAAACCTGGAACAATCTTCCATCCTCCTTAGTTTTACCAAAATAATCCAACGATATGTGAAAAAGATCACCCCTATATAATACAAGCCTATTATAAATATTACCAAATCTGTCAGTCATCTCCCATTTGGTCATATCTTGTGTTTCGTTGTTAACCGGAGAATTTTTTGCAACTGCTTCAGGATGCTCTGAATTTTTCCATCTTCTAAGTCCGGTGTCCTTATGTCTAAAAATCCCTGTTCCTGATGAAAGAGGAGGATCAGGGGTTAAATATAGAACACCTGCCCAATCTGTAGTATCATCACTATGGATCCAGGACCTATCAGTAGCTACCGTGTATTGAAAAGCACCAGTTGAATCGTCACCCCACCATGTTATATCGCCAGCAAAGGGTCTTATAACATCCTGTATCGATTGCTTAATAGAATTGGTTAAAAAAGGAGCTGTCCTTTGTCCGGGATAGTTACCTCTCTGTGAAAACTCCTGCGCTAAAGCAAAAGCTCTAACATCATCCGGATTTTTATAAAAATCATCAATGATTAGTGACTGTACTTTCATAGTTCATTTTTATATTATATGTTTAGAACATAAAAATATTCCTTAAACTACTCCAGGAAAATGTTTTACCCCTGAAAAATCATCCGATGAATAGGAATCAAATATCTCTTCGGATCTAAACATAACACTTGGTAAAAAGTCACCATTTCCTCTGTAATCTATCCTAGATTTAATTATTCCAGTATTAACATCAATAAATTCTATAGATTCTATATCAGATCTTCCTGTCATTTGCTTGGCCAT